AGTAAAGATTCAACACATGCTAGCTATTTTATTAGCGGACTTTATTCACCGGATGGCTGGTTTAAATGGTGGGAAGCTGTAAAATTATTTGAGGAATCTAAAAATGATATTAATAAATATAAAAGTTTTGTAAATACTGTTTTAGGACTTCCATTTGAAGAAACAGGCGAAATAATAGATTGGGAAAAAATATATAACCGTAGGGAAAATTACGAATTAAATAAGGTACCAATTGGCGGCTTATTTTTAACTTGTGGGGTCGATGTCCAACATGATCGTTTGCATTGTGAAGTTGTCGCATGGGGAAGAAATAAGGAAAGTTGGTCAGTTGATTATCGTATTTTATATGGAAAAACTGATCAAAATGAAGTTTGGCAAGAACTCGCTAAAATTGTAAATGAAGAATTTGATATCGAAGGATCAGATTTAAAAATGAAAATTTCTAAAATGGGAATTGATGCAAGCGATGGCAACACCGCTTTTTATGTTTATTCTTTCTGTCAAAATTTTAAATTTACTCATGTTTTTCCTATACAAGGAAGAGATAAAATGACTGAGTATTTTAATATATCCCCATTAAGGGAATTTAAAAAAACAGGCCATAAACTTTTAAAAGGTATTAAAATTTATAGGGTAAATGTTAACGCATATAAAGCAGAATTGATGGATTATTTAAGCAAAAATAAATCTGATTTTGATTTATTAATGGGTTATTGCCATTTTCCAAATTATCATGAGAGTTTTTTTAAAGAGTTAACTTGTGAATACGAGCTTAAAGGCAAATGGATTAAACAAAGAAGCAGAAACGAAGCCCTAGACTGCCGTGTTTACGCTAGGGCTTGCGCTTCAATATTTGGAATTGAAAGATTTAAAGAAAAAGATTGGTTTGAACTAGAAAGAAAACTTGAGATAATAAAAACAAATAATATTGCAATCGAAAGTGAAAATATGATTATTAAATCCTCTTTAGGTGATAAAAGGGAAATTAAAGAAACAAAAGAACCTAATAAAAATGTACAAACTATGAAAAAACCAACTAGAAAAACTCATAGCTGGCTTAATAATAGTTCAAGGTTTTCACATTGGTGAAAACAATAAATCATTTTTTTAAACCGCACGCGGACGGTAAAGTCTCGTAAAATAATGAATACATTAAAGTAATTATTAATTAAAACGAACGCATTCGCTAAAGTCCTGTAAGGTAATGAATACATTCTTTTATTTATTAGATAAGGATTTATTAAAATTATGAACTTTCAAATTAAACAAACCAATGGGCAATACAAAGCTGTTGTGACTTCTCTTAATAGTGATCGACTAGTAGAGCAATTTGATGAAATTGAACAAAATCTCGTAAATTCAAATATTTCAAAAGGCCTTATTTTTTTAGATCTTACTAGTAACAATGAGAACGAAAAAAATAGATACATGGAAATTTATTTTGATGGCAAAAAATTAAGAGATTCCACTATTAAAATAGCATCGGTGAAAGTATGAATAATAAATTAGAAATAGGAAGATACGAAGCTTTTTTTGAACAAGAAATAAATCACTATTATCAGTTAACAGATTCTTTTAAAATGATAGAAGAAAACTTTATAGATAGTGATTCAATTAAAGAATTAGTAAAAGAAGATATTGCCTTAAAATATTTTGAAGAAATAAAAAGTATGACAAAAGATTTAAATTCTTTCGAATCTATTATTTATGGTAAAGATAATTATCCGAAAAAACTTTTAGATTTAAATACTAAGTTATATTTATTATATTATATGGGTAAATATGAACTAATAAATAAGCCATCAATTGCAATTATTGGGTCAAGAGACGCAAGCAATGAAGGCTTAAAAAGAGCATCAAAAATATCAAAAATGTTAGTAAAAAAAGGTTTTGTAATTATTTCGGGGCTTGCCGAAGGTATAGACACTGCCGCACATAAAGCTTGTCTAGAAGAAAATGGTCAAACAATTGCAGTAATAGGAACATCCTTAAATCATTGTTACCCATTAAATAATAAAGATTTAATGAATGAAATTGCTAAAAATCATCTTTTAATTTCACAGGTTCCATTTATTATATATGAGCGATTAAAAATTCCTTTTAAAAAAAGATTTTTTATTGAAAGAAACAAAACTATGTCAGCCCTAGCAAATGGGACAATAATTGTGGAAGCAAGGGACAGATCAGGGACTTTATCAAATGCTAGGACTGTCTTAAAACAGGGCAGGCCATTATTTATATTAAATAATAATTTTGAAAATTCTAATTTGCAATGGCCACATGAATTAGAGGCTTTGGGCGCAATTCGAGTGAAAAACATTGAGGATATTTTAATTAATCTCTCTTATTAAGTAACATATTAATATTGTTGCATTATTTCAGAATCGTTTTAAGGCCGTTTTTAGCTCGATTTTTGATAAAGATGGCACAAAGTTCATCATTTTATTGTTTTTCATTTTCTGATATTGCTACAATTTTATTTATAGGAATATATGCTATAAGATCGCAAAATATGCCTTTAGAATATTTGAAAATTATAATATCATTATTCTTTTGAATCTCTTTTGCTTTATACAAATGACCAGATAAATCTTTTATATAAAAAACTTTATTTTTATTTTTCTCTTGCAATTTTATCATTTCATCAATAGTCAATTCAAAGTTACCTTTTAATATCATTTTTCTCTCCTTTCTCTATAATTTACTTAATTTCGGTAAATAAACGTTAATATTAAGCCATTTTGCAAATTTTTGAGTAAAATATTTCACCTCCAAATAAAATCATATTTGGGGGTTTTTTTTAATGAAAAAAGAAGAAATTGAAAACAGATTAGAAGCTTTAAATATTTCCATATCAAAATCTATTCATTCTGTGAAATTTGATGATGGGAAAGAAGTTGTTTACAGATCTATAGATGAAATGCTTAAGGCAAGACAAATACTTCTTAATGAATTATCTAAAGTAACAAAAAAACAAAGAACTATGTTAAGTTACTCTATATTTAACAAGGGAGTCTAAAAAAAATGGACTTCATTGATAAATTTAAAGACTTATTTTCTTCTAATGAAAGTAAAAAAAGGCAACTAATAAGGCATAAAAAAGAGTTTTTAAATGAAATAAGAAATTTCCAAGGTGCTACAAAATCGGATCGATATAAATATTGGGAGTTAAATAATAGCTCAATAAATTCAGATTCACGTTTAGGACTTGATATTTTAAGAGCAAGATCCCGTGATTTAGTAAAGAATGATGGCTATTCACGCCGTGGAATTACAGCTATTGAAAGCAACACGGTAGGAACTGGAATCACCGCTGAAATTGTTAAAGACGGAAAGCCGCATGAACAAGTTCAAGAGCTTTGGAATAATTTTACAGAATCGACAGATTTTGATGCTGAAAAAATGCTTACATTTTCAGGCATGCAAGCATTAATTATGAAAGAAGTAGCTGAATCAGGAGATTGTTTTGCTAGAAAATTTCCTAATAAATTTGAAAATGGAAAAATTCCTTTTGAATTAAAATTAATAAGATCAGAGTTAATTGATATAAATAAAGATAATACAGGAATAAAAGACCCTAGCGATCCTGATATCATTAGCCAAGGAATTAAATTTAATGAGAGAGGTAGGCGACTTGGCTATTTTGTTAAAAATAATATTAATTCTTATTATTCACAAAGTACATTAATATCATCTAATGAAATGTTGCAAATGTTAAGAATGGAAAATACTTCTCAAGTTCGTGGTATTCCTTGGTTAGCTCCTATTTTATTAGATGTGAAAGATTTGTCTGATTACCAACATGCAGAACTTATAAGAAGAAAAATAGCATCCTTATATACCGCATTTGTTCATGATATTGATGGGAATTGTCCAACAGAATCAAATGAAGATGATGAAGAAAATAAAAATATAGAAATGATGCCAGGTCTTACCGTAACTTTACCAGCCGGCCGCACTGTTACCTTATCAAAACCTCCAACAGTTACAGGACACGAGGCTTTTTGTGCTTCTTATTTAAAGAAAATAGCATGCGGTTTAGGTGTTACTTATGAGGTATTAAGCGGTGATTTATCGCAAGTAAATTTTTCAAGCGGTCGTATGGGTTGGTTAGAATTTTATCGCAATATTGAGATGTGGCGGTGGAATATTTTGATTCCAATGTTTTGTGAACCTGTTTTTAAATGGTTTTTACAATCTGTTAACTTATATTACGGAATTGACACAACAAAAATTAAAGTAAATTGGACACCTCCAAGAAGAGAAATGATTGATCCACTTAAAGAAGTTCAAGCAGATATTATGAAAATTAGAAATGGATTTTGTTCCCTTGATGAAATTCACCGAGAATATGGACAAAATAGTGCAACCGTTTTGCAAAAAATTAAGCACATATTTGATGAGCTAGATAGGATGGGAATAAAGCTGGATTGCAACCCTAAGGATACAACACAAAATGGCTCATTAAATTCTAGTAGGAGTAAGAAAAGTGACAATAATAAAAAGAAATAGCGCAATAAGATCTATTTCATTTGAAGTACATAATAAAGATGCAGAAAATAGAACTATTGAAGTTATCGCCTCCACTGGAGCAAAAGTTTTGCGTTATAGATGGTTCGAAGACCCAGTTTATGAGGAAATTGAAATCACAAAAGATTCAATTGATTTTTCAAGATTTGGATCTGGTTGTGCACCATTACTAAAAGACCATTACTACGAATTAAATAGTCAAATTGGAGTTATTGAAAATTCATGGGTTGAGGAGGGAAAGCTTAAAGCAAAAATAAGATTCTCTAAAAGAGATGATGTTGAACCAATTTATCAAGATATTTTAGATGGCATTTTGCGAAATGTGTCAATAGGATATCGTGTTTTAGATTACAAAAAATATAAAAATGAAGGTGAAAAATACGAAACCGTAAGAGCCACTAAGATTTTACCACTTGAACTTTCCTTTGTAACTGTACCAGCAGATCCAGACGCTGGCGTGCGTGCTTTAGATGATGATTATATCCCTCAAATAATTATTGAAAATAGGAGATTATTAATGTTAACAGATAACCAAACAGCAACAACTACACAGACAATTGCAAGTCCTGAACCTGTAAATCAAGTTCGTGCAAATGCAAATTCTGAGCCTGTAAGTGCAATAAAAAAAGAATTATCAGCAAATGATTGTTCTGAAATAAACCGTATTTGTTCAGAGTCTTTTTTAGATTTTACAAGAGCTAATGAGATAATTAAATCAGTTACAAGTTTGGATGAAGCAAAAGTTAGAATATCTGAAATTGTTTTAAAAGATTTTAAAGAAAAGAATACACAAATGCGACATGCTCCTGTTACTTCAACAGGTCATGATGAAAGCCAGTTTACAAGATCAGGAATTGAAAGCGCACTTACATATAGAATGCTAGGCGATAAAGATAAAATTGATGATAATAGTAAACGATTCTTGAATTTATCAATGGTAGAAATAGCTAGGCGTTTAGTTAGAAATGGGGATTTATATAATCCAGTTGACCTATTCCAGCGTGCAATTACATCAACAGATTTACCTTTAATTCTATCTAATATTGCAGATAAAACTTTAAGAGATAGATATAAAATAGTTAGTAAGACTTATGAAAAAATTGTAAGAAAAGTAGAAGTAAGTGACCTAAATATCAAAACTGAATTACAAACGGGATCATTTGGTGAATTAGCGGATCTTGGAGAACTAGAAGCATATAACGAAGTTACTTTTGGTGAAAGTGCAGAAACTTATAAGACATCTAAACACGGAAATAGTTTTTCATTTTCTGAAGAAATGTTTTTAAACGACCGTTTAAATGTTTTACCAAGAGCCTTTCAAATGTTTGCGGACTCAACAGCTAAAAAGATTTCAACACTCGTATATAATAACTTAACCAAAAATAATACTAATTTATCAGATGGTCTTCCTATATTTCATGAAAAAAGAGGAAATATTGCGGTTGAAACAAAAGATAAAATATTTAGTGATGATGTTATTACAGAAGCTCTAGTTGCATTAACAAGATTAAAAGATGCTGATAATAATTTGATTGAAATTCCAGAGTATAAATATGTTTATACAACTAAAACAAATGAACCAATAGTAAGAAGAGTTTTAGCTTCTATTCCAGCAGTAAAATCACAAGATTTAAATATTTATGCTGGAAGATTTGAAGTAATAGTTGAAAATAGACTTGAGGAATTAGGGAAAAATGCGGCTATTTTTATTTCAAGTCCGGAAGATATTGACGGTTTAATTTTATCTTATTTAAAAGGTTATGAAGAGCCAAAAATAAC